TGATGAATGGAAGTCTGTTGTTCATAATGACAACTCATCAAGAGAGCGTGCCAAGGAAGCAATATCTGGAGCAGACCAACACTACGCAATGCTCATTAAAGAGGCCTGGAAGACCGTAGAGGACGCAGATCAATCTGGTCAACTAAATGTTAAGGCCAATGCATTAAAGCTTATCTCAGACATTGAAACCAAAAGAATTGGAATGTTGCAACAGGTAGGTTTGTTGGACAACGCAGAACTTGCAGGACAAATTGCAGACACTGAGCGAAAGCAAGACATATTAGTAAGAATATTAAAAGAGGTTACATCGACCTGTCCTAAATGTAAGATGGATGTTGCAAAGAGGCTCTCTCAGATTACTGGGGTAGTAGAGTCAGTTGTAATTGAGGACGCAGATGTCGTTTGATTTTTCAGATCTAATCGACATGCTTGACGGAGAAGAATTTGACGAAAAGCCCGTTGATTTAAGAACATTTGTGAACGGACCAGAGTATCTTGGCCTGCCACCTTTGTCTGAATTTCAATATACATTAATTGAAAAAAGCTCACAGATTTATAAAGAAGCAACTCTCATCAAGCTCTTTGGAGAAGAAGAGGGAAGAATCAGATCAAAGCAAACAGCAAATGAAGTTGTTGCTCAGTTAGGAAAAGGATCTGGAAAAGATTACTGTTCAACTATTGCTGTAGCTTATATAGTGTATTTATTGCTATGTTTAAAAGATCCAGCAACATATTATGGAAAACCACCTGGCGACAGCATAGATATTATTAACATTGCGATTAACTCACAACAGGCGAACAATGTTTTTTTTAAAGGATTTAAAACAAGAATCGATAAGTCGCCATGGTTTGTTGGAAGATATAATGCAAAGGCTTCTGAGGTTCAGTTTGATAAAGCTATTACAGTTCACTCTGGTCACTCAGAGCGTGAGGCTTGGGAAGGATATAACGTTATTGTTGTCATTCTTGACGAAATTTCAGGATTCAGTATTGAAAATACAACTGGTCATGAGCAGGCAAAAACTGGCTCTGCTATCTATGACATGTATAGAGCCTCAGTAGATTCTCGTTTTCCAGACTTTGGTAAAGTAATTCTTCTTTCTTTCCCACGTTATAAAAATGATTATATTCAACAAAGATACGATGCGGTGGTAGCTGAAAAAGAAACTATTATTCGTGAGCATAAATTTAAAATGTATGAAGAATTGCCAGATGGAACAGAAGGTAATGAGTTTGATATTCAGTGGGAAGAAGATCATATAATTTCCTATAAGATCCCAAAGGTCTATGCACTCAAGCGACCAACATGGGAAATTAATCCAGTTAGAACAATTGATGATTTTAAAACAGCTTTTTATACGAATCCATCCGATGCTCTTTCAAGATTTGCATGTATGCCACCAGAAGCAATTGATGCATTCTTTAAGTCTAGAGAAAAGGTTGAGAAGGCATTTAATGTAGGAGCACAGGCCGTAGACAGCTTTGGAAGACTTCAAGAATGGTTTGTTCCAGATCCAGATAAGGTTTATTTTCTTCATGTAGACTTAGCGCAAAAGCATGACCATTGTGCAGTTGCAATGTCCCATGTTCAAAAGTGGGTTAATGTTAAAGTTACTGATACATACTCTCAGCCAGCACCTATTATTGAAGTAGATGCAGTAAGATATTGGACACCAACAAAAGATAAGTCAGTTGATTTTACTGAAGTTAAAGACTATATCTTATCTCTTAGATCAAGGGGATTCAACATAAAGGTTTGCACATTTGACCGATGGAACTCTCATGACATGATGCAGCAACTAAAGCAGTATGGAGTTAACACAGAAATATTATCTGTGGCCAAGAAACATTATGACGATATGGCCATGGTTATTGCTGAAGAAAGGCTGAGAGGTCCATCAATACAGCTGCTTGTTGATGAGCTATTACAGCTAAAGATTATGAGAGACAGAGTGGATCACCCAAGAAAGGGCTCTAAGGACTTGGCAGACGCTGTTTGTGGATCAATATTTAATGCAATAAGTAGAACTAGATTTGCAACAAATGAAGAAGTAAATATTCATACATATGAATCAATGTCGTTTGAACAAGATTTTGGAAAACCAAAAGAAGAAGAGTCAGTCATGAATATGATTAGGGCGCCAAGAATGCCAGACAGCTTAGCAAGTGAAATAGAAAGAATGACTATACTATGAGCATCTACCAAGAAAAAGCCAAAGAGTGTAAGTGTTGCGGAAAACATGTTCCTCTGCCAACTGTTTTAAAAGAATACAACGAGGTATTGCTTTGCCCCACAACTTTTGCAAATGTGATAGAATATAAAAGGTTATGGAAGTTACTTGGTTCAAGGCCATCTGGAAACATAAGAAAGCACTTCTCTGACTATGTGCAGCAGTTAGTAGAAGTAACTATTGACAAAAATGAAGACGGTACGTTACAATAAACACTTGGCACCAGTAGCCAAGTTGGTTAAGGCCCCGAACTCATAATTCGGCTATCGTAGGTTCAAGTCCTACCTGGTGTACAAGAGAGGTAACAATGGATGATTTAGGGCCAGAAGATGGCGAGATGCTAGATTATTATATACAGATTGGTGCTATAGAAGTTGCTGGCATATCAGAAGATGGAGAGTTTATTTTTGGAATTACTGACATCGCTAAAGAGGTGGCACCAGATTTATGGCAAGCACACGCAGAACATATAGATCAGTCTATGATGCAGTTGTACGAAATGGGTTTGGTTAATATCACATATGATGAAGATTTAAACGCCATGTTTGAGTTAACTGAAGAAGGAAAGAAAGTATCAAAAGATTTTGGAATTATTGAACTAGATAATCCAGATATACCAAACAACTAGGAGGAACAAAATGCCTTGGCAAATTAAACAAAATGCAGCAGGATGCAGCGGTTACGCTGTAGTAAAAGAAGATACTGGAGAACTTGTCGGATGTCACTCTGGCAGAACCGCAGCTGAAGCACAGATGAGAGCATTGTATGCATCAGAGTCTGATACTAAAAAGATGGAAGATAAAAAGAAAAAGATCTTTTAATTAGGTTTACCTCTATAGCTCAGCAGAAGAGCAAATCGTTTCTACCGATCAGGCCGTGGGTGCAATTCCTACTAGGGGTACGTTGCGGATGTTGCATATTGGTAGTGCCTCTGCCTTCCAAGCAGAAGGGGTGAGTTCGATTCTCATCGTCCGCTCAAAAAAATGGTATAATAAGATTGGCTGTCCAACTGGAGGCCACTAAATTAATTTATTCGCTTGAAGGAGGAATAACATGGTTAACACATTTTCACTGGATCTTTTTAAAGATCCCTTTTTTATTGGTTGGGATCGCCATTTTCAAGATCTCGAAAAGGTAATGCATAATTCAACAAGCTACCCGCCGTACAATTTGGTTGAGGTAGGCGAAGATACTTATATGATCGAACTAGCTTTGGCTGGATTTAAAAAAGAAGATATTTCTATTGAGCAAGAAAAGAATGTCTTAACGATTAAGGGATCTTCAGAGGAAGATGAAAACAAATATATTCATAAGGGAATTGGTGCAAGAGCATTTACACGAACATTTTCTTTATCTGAATATATGAACGTAACAGGAGTTGTCATGGAAAATGGCGTCCTTCGTGTTCTTATTGTTAAGTTAGTTCCAGAAGAAGCAAGACCAAAAACATTTGAAATTCTTGACTCTTTTACACCAGAAGAGAAGGTCTTTGCCCCATCGTCACGTAAGAGGAAGAAAGAAATAGTATAATATAAATCTGCACCCCGTCACTGGGGAGTCGCAGACGACGGGTCGCTACCCGTAGGATGGACCTGAGCATGTCTATAAACTGCTCATTAATATTAAGGGGAATCATGTTTGAGTATTATGTAAAAAAAGTTAGTAAGATTGTGGATGGGGACACAATAGATGTAGACATTGATCTTGGATTTGATATCTCATTTAGTTCAAGAGTTCGTTTAGCTGGAATAGATACTCCAGAAAGCAGAACAACAGACAAGATGGAAAAAGCATTGGGTCTTGAAGCTAAGGCATATTTAAAACAGCAAATTGATTCAGCAAAGACAGTTGTTATTAAAACAGAAAAAATGGATTCATCAGAAAAGTATGGAAGAATTTTAGGTTGGGTATTTTTAGACGGATCTGACATTTCTATCAATCAAAAAATGATTAATGATGGACATGCGTGGGGATATATGGGGGAGACTAAGGTCAAAGATTTTGATGCCTTATCAAAAGCGAGAAAAAAGAGCGGGAAGTAATGCCAGTATACGAATACCGTTGTATTGATGATGAAGAACATCCAATCATTGAAATAACAAGGGGTATCATGGATACAGAATCCATTTATAAATGTGATGTTTGTAAGTCATTAATGACAAGACATTTCACACCATTTGGTATACAATTTAAAGGATCTGGGTTTTATAAGACAGATAATCCTAAATGAGTTAAACACCCATATGTGATATAATTTTGATGTGGTGACAAAGACTTTTGCCACATAGGAGAGTTTAATTGACTAGAAAGATTAGAATACTTACAGCCTTCCTACTTTCAATAGGTTGGCTTTTTGCTGCCCCCATACAAGCACAAGCAGCAGAAGGCTTGACAGCTCAAGTCTACAATGTGCTGGGTCAAAATGCTTCTCCATATATCCCACAGGGTGCTTCTCCAATCATAACCACTAATGTTCCCAACATTGACTTTCAATGGGGCGGTGGAAGCGTCTTGGGGGGGCCTTCAGAGGATGTTATTGTACGTTTTACGGGCTCAATAAGAAATGATTCTACTCAAAATATATCATTTATGGCCACAGGAGATGATGGAACTAGGCTCTATATTGACGGTACATTAATAACAGATGACTGGGTTGACAAAGGTGGTGGTGGATCAACTTCTGCTCCAGTATCCTTTACAGCAGGAGTTCCAAAAACCATAGAGTTAATGTACTATGAAAATGGCGGTGGAGCAAATGTATTCCTTTATTGGGATCAGTCTGGGTCTATGAATATTGTTCCAGCATCAGCCTTTACTTCACAAGCGGCCCCAGTGGTAAAAACAATAGGTTCCCCAAGAAATCTAACTGTATCTGATAACGGATCTGCAGCGGTATTAAATTGGGAAGCTCCAAACACTGGTAACACACAGCCAGAAAGATATGCTATATCCTTTAGTGCAGACGGTGGTGGATGGGGAATAGCTACAGGAAATGTTGGAGATGCTAATGCACTTAATACAAGTATAAATGTTTCATACTCAATTCTTGAAAGCTTAAAGCCAAGTGGAACTACCTGGACATTTTCCATCAGATCAGATAACGATACAAACAGTTTATACTCTAGTATTTCTAATCAAGTAACAATTAAAATTGGAAAGACTCAAGCAGAAAAAGATGCAGAGATAGCAGCAACAAACCAGTCTGCAGCAAACATTGTAATATCATCAATTACAAGTTCTAACTGGACCACAGCTCGTACTCAATATGATGCATTAACAATTACTCAAAAGGCTCTTGTTACTAACTATCAACTATTATTAGATGCTGAGGCTGCTGTTGCATTAGCAGCACAACAAGAATTAGATAGACAATCAGCAGCAAATACTGCTGTAACAAATTATGAGAATCAATTACTAACAACATCTGCTGAAGTGGCCATAGCAGAAAGTCTAAAACTAATTGCTGATTCAGCAACAGCGGTTGTTCAAAATATAAACATCAAGGCTGCACTACAATCAAGAATTGATGCAAAAACATCTGCCGTAGCAGCAGCAAAGATAACAATAGAAAATGCAAGACTTCAAGCAGAAGCTGCAGCAAGATTAGCAGCAGAACAAGAAGCGGCAAGATTAGCAGCAGAAGCTGCAAGAATTGCTGCAGAGCAGGAAGCAGCACGTCAGGCTGCATTAGCAGCAGAAGCAGCCAGAATTGCTGCAGAGCAGGAAGCAGCACGTCAGGCTGCATTAGCAGCAGAAGCAGCCAGAATTGCTGCAGAGCAGGAAGCAGCACGTCAGGCTGCATTAGCAGCAGAAGCTGCAAGAATTGCTGCAGAGCAGGA